AGATCTTCTCGTTTAATTCCGACGGTACGCCGTATCTTGGACTGATGTCCAGGAATAACGCATGATATTATGCGTAGGAGTGGAACTCGTCAAACTTCCGTTTGCCGTAGTCCTTAGGACTCCTTTCAGAACGAAAATGATCGCCCCATACCATCCTGAGTGATGGTCCGTACCTTAATACGGTTTCGCCACAAGACCTGTGAACGAACCCTGAGAAATTCATGGTGGCTCGCTTTGCCATTCTGGCGAGGTCCTTGAACTCAGCACATAGCTCAGTAGAATCATGTTTGATTGCTCTCTTCCAATATCTAGAAGACTTCCGAACCCACTGTTTGTAGCGGTTTGACGTCTTCTTGAGACGTACAGAACTAAGGCCTGTTTGAAATTCGTCGATTCTGTCGAATTGTTCGAGCAACTGCTCACAGGGGATTATATCAATCTCCTCTAGTAACTTAACTAGATGCAAGTAACCAAAATCACTTGAAGGCAAAAGTGTTTTCGCCTGTTCCATCGTGACGATGAAACGACGGGAATCTCCGTCGACTGGTTCGTCCAGTGGTAACCACTCAAGAGTTTTGAGAAGGTCCATCAGCTTATGAGCCGATTCATCTCTGTGGAGATCAAAACCGTGTTTCCCGGTTGTCGTGAAACTGTTCAGTTTCATAAACTCCCAAATGCGAGCGTGATGATCCATGTTAAAGATCATAAACAAGTGGTTAATGTACTTGTATCCCCAACCAGGGATCTCATGGCAAGGGATGCCAAGACCACCGCAATTCCGCGGGAGGAACCAGGGGCTACCCGGTTCCGAGAAATCGAGTTTGATTTCTTTGTACACATTGTACTGTACAAGGCTGACCAGCCTGTCCCTGTAGCATTTGCTAGCAAACCAGGATAATTTCTGGGTAATGCCTTGAGATTTTCCCAAGACACCGTCCGATACAGACGTGTGGTCTCTACTATTGTTGAGAAGTTGCCGCAACTTGATGGCATCGAGGAATTCAAACTTCCCGCTCTTCGTCCTAATGATGAAGTCTTCACATAAGATGCAGATACGGTTAGAATTACCGTTCTTTGGCGAAAGGACAAATCCAACCGCCTCTGCGACAGTACGGCGCAACTGCACGCGTCCAGTCGTCGTCCGCACTGATGCGACGTCATCA